TGCAACCCTAAACTTCAATAAATCAAGGGATGCTGGGCTGACTTTTGTTAAATACTATGGAGATGTAATACCAACAACTAGAGACCTTTGCAGAAATTTAGTAAATGGTGTATATAACAAGAGACAAGGTGGTCTTTTTACCATTGAGGAAATTAGAAGCCTTTGGCAAAGTAGGAGTTGGTCTGGTAAGAAATCAGGCAATCCACTTGTAGTCAGAGGTGGGTATAATTGCAGACATCAATTTAGTTATGTCAATCCTGATTGGTATGATGATAAAGGCGAACTTGTAATATAAACAAATAGGAGAAAAAATGTCAGATGACAAACAGGTTAATCAACCGAAAAATGATGTTCAGGAAGCTGAAGTTAAAGAAACTAAAACTGACGAAACAAAACCAAGTACCACTTTTAATCAAGAAGATGTAGATAGAATAGTCAAACAAAGATTAGAAGCTGAAAAATCAAAACATCAAAGACAGTTAGACGAAGTTAAGAAACAAGAAGAAGAAATTTTGAAAGCTAAACAAGTAGAAGAAGCTAAATCAAAATCTGAACTTGAAAAGCTTATGAAAGAACGAATAGCTGAAAAAGATACTGAGATTACAAAATATAAACAAGCAATCCAAAAAGAAAGAATTGATAATCAAATACTTTCTGTTGCTTCAAGAAATAAAGCTATATCGCCAAGTCAAGTTGTTTCTTTGTTAAAAGACGAAGTAAGATTAACTGACGATAATAGAGTTGAAATACTTGATAATAATAAAAACATCAGATATAACTCTAAAGGCGAACTTTTAACGATTGAAGAAAAAGTTAAAGAGTTCTTAGATGCAAACCCACATTTCTCGCAAGGGTCTTTGGCTGGATCAGGGAGTCAGCAAAGCATCGGTGGTAAAACTGTAAAACCTTTCAATATTCAGGATTTAGATATGAGTAAGTCAGAAGATCGTGCTAAATATGCAGAGTATCGCAAAGACCGAGATTCAAAACCTACTCAGATTAACTTAACAAACAAATAAAAAATAAAGGACAAACACAATGGCAAACGAAAGCACAAGTTCTACACTCTCGGAATTATATACTGAGATTGTAGCTGAAGCATTATTCGTAGCAAGTGAGAAATCAATTATGAGACCACTTGTAAAGAATTATGCAATACAAGGTGGCGGAAAGTCAGTTGAAGTTCCAATCTATGCGGCAGTTTCTGCGGCGGCGGTATCGGAAGCATCTGATTTATCTAACACAGCAATCAATCCAACTTCTGTAACTATTACAGCATCAGAAAATGGAATAATGACTACTCTTACAGATTTAGCAAGAAACTCTGCACCAAGAAATGTTGCGGCAGATATTGGTAAATTATTTGGAGAAGCGATTGCAAAAAAAATAGACCAAGACTTAACAGCATTATTTGATGGTTTTAGTACAGCAGTAGGTTCAGGCTCAACAGCTTTAACTGCGGCTTTAGTATTTCAATCAATCGCAAATGTAAGAAATGCTGGAGTATCAATGGACGGTGTATCAGCAGTTTTACATCCAATGGTTGCTTATGATCTTAAAGCTAATTTGACTAATACTTTTGCAAATGCAAATGGTAATGATGTAGCAAATGAAGCATTAAGAAATGGTTTTGTTGGAAGATTAGGTGGAGTACCTATCTATGAAACAACAAATGTAGCTAACGATGGAACGGCTGGAGACTATAAACAAGGTGTATTCCACAGAGACGCACTAGGTTTAGCAATGATGCAAGACATTAAAATCGAAACTCAAAGAGATGCTTCTCTTAGAGCAGATGAGATTGTAGCAACAGCAGTATATGGAGTTGGAGAATTAAACGACTCTTATGGTGTTGAATTACATTCTGATTCATCAATCCAATAATAATTGGATATTTTGTGAGGGTGGGAAACTGCCCTCACTTTTAATAAAGGAGAATTTATGGATATAAAATTAACAAATGGCAAAAAAACAATAATAAGATCAAAAGAGCAATACGAAGCTAATAAAAATCACTTTCAAATGAGAGGTTTTGCTCCTATTGATGCAGTAAAAAAAGAAATTAAAAAATCTAAAATAAGTGATATTGTAGATAAAGTAGTACAATTAAAACCAAAAAAAAAGACAAGGAAAAAGAAATGAATGAATTAAAAAAATATTGGAAAATGGCAAAAGATAATCCAAAAGTAACTGCTGGTGTTATTATTGCTATTGTAATTATTATTAGTTTAGTAGGTTAATATGGCAAATTTTACAGGTGCTAATGTTTGTGATGTTGTAGAAATAGAAACATATCAACCAGATGCTTTTAGTTTTGGTATTGCGTCAAACGACTCTAAAGTTTCATACTATATTACTCAAACAACAAACGATATTTTTAGACAGTTAAGGATTGAGTGGTGGCCTGTATATAAAACAAATGTATATACAGATATTACAGTTCTTAATACTGCTGAAATGGTTAATACAAAAGTTAATTTAGATCAGTTCACAAGAGCTGGTGTATATTTATTTTTATCAAGATATTTTTTACCATCATTATCTAAGTTTAGACCTGAAACAGAAAAAGATAGATTTGAAAGAATGAGCGAACACTATGCTTCAGAATATAACAAAGAATGGAGAGCAATTTTAGAAGATGGTGTTGAATATGATAGTGATGCTGGTGGAACAATCTCTACAAGTGAAAGAGAACCTTTACACGGCTTACGAAGATTGAATAGATAATGGCAGTTAAAATGTTATTAAAACCTTTTGCTGGAATGGCGGCAAGAGGTGGAATATCAAGTTTATTAGGTCAAGTACCTAAAGGTGTTAAATTAGATGTTAAAACAAATCAAAAAAAAATTTCAAAAAATATAAAAAGATACCAAAGCTTACTTCCTAGAATTTTTGACAAAGGATTAAAACAAGCTGGATTTCAATTATTAGATATTATTAGAACTTTAACTGAAAAAGGAATTGATTTTAGAAGATTACCTTTTGCACCTTATTCAGAGGGATATATTAAAAGATTACAAAGAGAGGGAAAAAAAACAACGGTTGATTTGTTTTATTCAGGTCGTATGCTTGGAAGTCTTACTCCATCTTCAAGTATTAAAAAAACAGGTAAAGGCAAAATAAGTGTTGCTTTTAGTAATGCACAAATGCGTAAAAGAGCATTATTTAATCAAGTATTAAATGAACCAAAAAGAAAATTTTTTGGCTTTGATAATCGTACAGAAAAGATTATAAATAAAAGCTTTAATAGATTTGTAGCAAAAGAATTAAGACGAGCAAGAATATGAGTGTAAGAGAAAACATAGCAAGTAATATAAAAACAGTAATAGATGCCATCAGTTCTCCTGATGTCAAATTATGTACTAGACAACCTTTTGAATTAGAAGAATTATCACAACAACAATATCCAGCAGTAATAGTACAAACTTCAGAAGAAAATAGAGATGATTCTGAATTAGGAAGTAGTGCTAGAACAAGGCACGGAACAATAGACTTTGTAATATTGGGATTTGTTAAAGGAAGTAACACTAATATTGATACATTAAGAAATCAGTTAATTACTGCTATTGAAACTGCTTTAGAATCTGATATTACAAGAAGCAGTAATGCACTTGATACAGAAATTATACAAGTAGAAACTGACGAGGGTACATTGTTTCCTGTTGGTGGTATAAGAATGGTTGTTAGATGTATGTATGAGTATCAAGCTGGAACACCATAAAAAAGGAGAAACTATGGCAACTAAAGATAAAATAATAGACAAAATAGAAAAGAAAATAGACAGTATTGAAAAATTGCACGACAAGGAATCAATTATGTGTGAAGAAGTTAAAGACTTACTTGCTGATTTAAGAGATGGTTTTGAAGATGAGAAATGGGAAGATGACTCAGAAGAAGATTTTGACGAAGATAATGATGACGAAAATATTGACGAAGAAGAAGATAAATAGTAAAAGACTTTATGGCTAAAGACATTAAATTATATAAGGATGGGAATGAAATTACTATCAATGAAACTCAACTTGATAATTTTTTAGATTTAGGTTGGAAACAAGAAAAACAAGAAAAACAAACAAGTAAAAAGGAAAATAAAAAATGGCAACACATCACGGAAAAGAAGGAGTAGTAACTGCTGGTGGAACTGGTGTTGGGGAACTAACAGGTTTCACTTTGGAAACTACTGCTGATGTTGTAGAAGATACAGCTTTAACAGATGCAACTAAATCTTTTGTTGCTGGAAGAACATCATTTTCAGGAACTTTAGAAATGAATTATGATGAAACTGATTCTCCACAACAAACTTTAACAGTAGGAAGTTCTATATCTTTTATTTTATTACCAGAGGGCAATTCTTCTGGAGATGAAAAATTTACAGGAACAGGTCTTATTACAGGAATGTCTATTAATAATGGAATGGACGCAATAATTTCAAGATCAGTTACTTTTCAAGGTACAGGAGCATTGACAAGAGCAACGGTATAATCCTAATTTATGTCAGTTATTGATAGAGTAAAAACACATTTTGAGACTCTGCAAACTATTACTATTGAAGTTGAGGAGTGGAAAGATGAGCAAGGAAATCCGTCTATATTTTATTCAGAGCCTTTAACACTTGAAGAAAAAAATATTATTTTTAAGAAATCAAATAATTTTCAAGACTTAAATGTCCTTGTAGATTTACTTATAATGAAATTGAAAGTTAAAAATGAAAAAGGCGAATTAATAAATGCCTTTGACCCATTTGATAAAATTGCTTTAAAGAAAAAAGCAGATTCCAATGTTATTGCAACAGTAGCCAATAAAATCTTGCTAGACACATCTTACGAGGAAGCCGAAAAAAAGTAAGTAGCGACCCTGATGTCAGGTCGCAATTAGCAGTAGCAGACAGACTTCATATTACATACCAACAAGTTTTAGATATGCCTGTAAGCCATTATAATCTTTGGTTAGCTTACTTGAAAAAAGAGCAAGATGAGTATAAAAGTCAAGAGAGGATAGCTCAACATAGAAAATAAAGATAATGGCACAAAATTTAAAAATAAACATATTAGCACAAGATAAAACTAAAGCCGCACTAAATGGAGTAAGGGCTAGATTAGCTGGACTTAAAAATGCTGTATTTAGTTTAAAAGGTGCTTTTGTAGGTTTAGGTGCTGGTCTTGTTATTAAATCATTTGTTAATACAGGGAAAAGCATTGAAGATTTACAAGTTAGATTAAAACAATTATTTGGAACTCAACAAGAAGGAGCTAAAGCTTTTGATGTAATGGCAAAATTTGCCGCTAAAGTTCCTTTTTCACTAGAGCAAATACAAGCGGCTTCAGGTAATCTAGCAGTTGTTGCTGGAGATGCAGAAAGACTTTCAAAAATATTAGAGATTACAGGTAATGTTGCGGCAGTTACAGGAATAGATTTTAATGTAGCGGCAGAACAAATACAAAGGTCATTTGCTGGTGGTATAGCGGCGGCAGACATTTTTAGAGAAAAAGGTGTTAGAGATATGTTAGGTTTTTCTGCTGGTGCAACTGTATCTGCTGAAGAAACTATAAAAGCATTTGAAAAAGTTTTTAGCAAAAATGGAAGATTTGGAAAAGCAACAGAAGAACTATCTACTACTTTTACAGGTACTTTATCAATGCTTGGAGATAAATTATTTAATTTTAAAAGAACTGTTGCTGGTGCTGAATTTTTTGATGAACTTAAAAAAGAATTTAAAGGATTAAATAAATTTATAGAAGAAAACACAGAAGATTTTGAAGCTATTGCCAACGCTATTGGTTTTATATTAACTAAAGCAGTTCAAGGTTTTGCTATGGCAGTAAGAGGTGTTGCAAAAGCAGTTTCATTTTTGCGTAATCAATATGAAAATTTAATAAGATTATTAAACAAAATACCATTTGTTAATATAGAGATAGGAAAAACAATAAAAGATAATATAGCCATATCAGAAGATTATAAAGATCAAATAATGCTTATTGCTGAAGAAACAAAAAGCTTAAATAAAAGTTTAGTTAAACAAAAAACAATATTAGAAGAAATAACTGAATTACTTAAAAAAGATTTAAAAGCAATAACTAATGTTGCAAAACAAGTAACAGGAATTTTAAATGATGGTATAAGAGGTTTTTCAAAAGGTGTTGCAGAAGCAATAGTATTAGGAAAAGAATTAAACACAACATTTAAAGAATTAGCACAAACATTGGCAATAAAAGTTTTATCTATTTTAATTGAGGTAGTTGCTAGAAAAACTGTTGAACTTGCAATAGAAAAATTAATTACTAGAGAAAAAGAAAAACAAGCATCTTTAAGTGGTGGTAGTTCTTTCTTTAGTGTGGCAAAATCATTTTTAGGTTTTGCTAAAGGTGGAGCAGTTTCAAAAGGTCAGCCTGTTGTTGTAGGAGAACGAGGTGCTGAAGTTTTTGTACCAAATAGCACAGGTCAAATAACACAAGCCGCTAGAGGAACAGGTGGTGGAACTGTTAATGTTAATTTCAATATAGAAGCCATAGATTCTAGTAGCTTTAATAGTGTTTTAATAGAAAACAGAGGTATTATAACTTCAATAATAAATAATGCTTTAAACGAAAAAGGTAGGAGAGAATTAATATAATGAGTGGTGCATTTCCTATATCTAGTGCAAAATTTGAAACACTTGGCATTAAGTCTATTCAAAGTACAATCATATCTAAATCTATAAGTGGTAAAAAATTATCAAGAACTATTGATTCTCAAAGGTGGGCTTTTACTGTTTCTATAATCACAGGAAATAGATCAGATGTTTATGGAGAACTTATGGCTTTTATAGTTAAGCAAAGAAGTGGAAAAGAAAACTTTACTATTGTTCCACCAGAAATAGAGGATGCTAGAGGAAGTGAAACAGGAAGTGTTTTAGTTAATGGTAATCAATCTGCTGGAGACAATACTATTGCTATGGATGGATTTGCTGGAGATAGTGCTGGAAGATTAAAAGCTGGAGATTTTATAAAATTTGCTTCACATACAAAAGTTTATATGGTTGTCTCAGATGTAACAAGTTCAAGTAATGCCGCAACTGTTACAATAGAGCCACCTTTAATAGCTGATATAACAGATAATTCAGCAGTTACTTATGACGATGTTTCTTTTACAGTTCATTTAACAGGAGATGTTCAACAATTTGGAGCAGTAGGTGCTGATAAAGATGGTAGTCTTTTATATAAATACGAATTAGATGTTGAAGAAGCCTTTTAATGCAATACAAAGTTAAGTATTGGATGAATGTTGATGTAATTGCTGAAGAAATAATTGATAGTGAAAATATTAATATAGATACAAACGATTTAGGAAAGTATAATGAGCCAACAAAGGATGCAAAATATATAATATTAAGTGGTATAAAAATAAACAGAAGAAGTTACGAGAAATATGACGAGAAGCCTAACAACAGCAGTAAAGAATCATCTAGCAACGAATGAAATTAAACCTGTTCATTTAATTACGATTGGTTTTGGAACTCCACAAAATATTACAGATTGCGTACATAATTTAACTTCAAGTGTCTCAGGCTCTAGTGTTACCTACACATCAAATAGTTTTTTAGTAAGTTATCCTGAAGTATCAGAAGAAACTGACATAGGTAAGTCAAGCATATCAATAGCTTTATCAGGAGCAGATCAAACATACATATCATTAGCACTAGCAGAAAATATAGTTAATGATGCAGTAACAATTTATAGAGCATTTTTAGATTCTAATAATGCAATTATAGCTGACCCTTTTTTATTATATAAAGGAAACATTGAAACATACACAATAGCAGAAACTAACGATTCTTCAGTATTAACTTTAAATGTAGTTTCTCATTGGGCTGATTTTGAAAAGAAATCAGGAAGAAAAACAAACAATACATCTCAACAAAGATTTTTTAGTAGTGATGTAGGTATGGCTTTTGCTAGTGAAACTGTTTTAGATATTAAGTGGGGTAGATCATAATGGGTTTTAAATTATCAAGCTTTAATCCTCTTTCAGCCGCAAAAAAATTTGTAGTTAAACACATTTTAACAAAACAATTTCCTATTTTAAATAACATTTGGGTTTCTCTAGGAATCTTTGCGATTGGTTGGTTGTTTATGTCAAACAGACGACCTGATAGACCAGACTTTGGAGATAGCGATTTTAATAATTACGAAAAAGGAATATTATTAAACCATCAATCTAACGATCAATCTATTCCTGTTGTTTATGGAGAAAGAAAAGTTGGTGGAACACGAGTGTTTGTAGAAACAAGTGGAACTGATAATGAGTATTTATATGTTGCATTAGTTTTGTGTGAGGGAGAAATAGAAAGTGTAGAAAAAATTTTTATTGATGACAAAGAGGTTACTTGGTCAGGAACTCTAGCAGACAATACTTTAAGAACAGTAGGGTCAAGTGATGGAAACTTTTATAAAGATAGTGCAAGTTTAATTAGTGTTAAGTGTCATTATGGAACTGATAGTCAAGCACAATGCGATTTATTAGGAACACTAACATCTTGGACATCAAATCATAGACTAAGAGGTATTGCTTATTTATCTTTAAAGTTTAAATGGAATCAAGATGCCTTTGGTGCAATACCACAAATCCAAGCAATAGTTAAAGGTAAAAAAGTTGTTGCTTATAATTCTAGTTCAGTTGCACAAACTGCGGCACATTCTAATAATCCAGCTTGGTGTTTATTAGATTATTTAACAAACGAAAGATATGGAAAAGGAATACCAATAGCAAATATTGACATACCAAGTTTTTATACTGCATCAGGAGTTTGCGACACCGATGTTACTGCTTATGGCTCAACAACAATAGATGTTTTAGATTGTAATGCAGTTATAGATACTTCAAGAAAAGTAATTGATAATGTTAGAGAATTAACAAAAGGAGCAAGATCATATTTACCTTTTTCATCAGGTAAATATAAAATGATTGTTGAAACCACAGGCTCGGCTTCCATAACTTTAACAGAAGATGATATTATAGGTGGCTATACACTATCAAGTGAAACTAAATCAAATAAATATAATAGAGTTATAGTTTCATTTGTTAATCCTGATAGAAATTACCAAGTTGATGAAGTACAATGGCCTGAAATAGATGATAGTGGTTATACTTCAGCAGATCAACACGCAACTATGAAAACTGCTGATGGTGGTTTTTTATTAGAGGGAAGATTTGATTTTTCTACAATAACAAGTCCATATCAAGCTTTAGAATTAGCAGAAGTTATATTAAGAAGATCAAGAGATTCAAAAGGATTACAATTAACAGTAGGATTTGATGCTTATGATCTAGCAATAGGAGATATAGTAAATATAACATTATCTTCTTTAGGTTATTCTGCAAAGCCACATAGAGTTATAGGAATTAATTTTAATGAAGATTTTACTATTGATCTTAATTTAGTTATTCATCAAGACGCACATTATACTTGGGCTACAAAAACACAAGTTGCTTCAACACCAAGTACAACACTTCCAAATCCATATTCTGTTACTGCTCCAGCTTCATTAACACTTTCCGATGAATTAGTTGAGTATTCAGATGGAGTTGTTTTAACAAGATTAAATATTGTAGTAGGAGTTTCAACAGATAAATTTGTTCAATATTATCAAGTTGAAGCTAAACAAAGCACAGAATCAGATTACAAAATTTTAGGTAAAGGAACACAATTAAATTATGAAATGCTCAATGTAGTTGATGGTAAAATTTACAATGTAAGAGTTAAATCTATAAATGCTCTAGGAGTTTCATCTACTTATACATCAGAAAATCATACTGTAATAGGTGCAACAGATACTCCAGCAGATGTTTCAACTTTATCTGTATCAATGGTTGGTTCAAATCAAATGCAATTACAATGGACACCTGTTGCAGATTTAGATGTATCTTATTATGCAATTAGGTATCAAGATGTTACGAGTAATGCTAGTTGGGCAGGTTCAACAAACTTAACTCAAGTTGTAAGAAGAAAATCTAATAGTGTTACCATTAATGCAAGGACAGGAGCATTTTTAATTAAAGCAGTTGATAAACTTGGAAATGAATCTGCAAATGAGACAATAGTATATTCTAATATTTCAAGTCTTGAACATTTCTCAGCACCTTTATCAACTTTAAATGAAGAAACTGCAAGTGCAGTTACAGGGCAAAGTTGGAATGGTACTTTTGATGGAGATTGCGTTAAAGGAACAAACTCAGATAATGCACAAATAGCAACATTAGACACGATAACTTTATTTGATTCAACTGTTGGAAATTTTGACTCTCCAAGTGGAGATTTTGATTTAGGTGGAACTGACGCAACTTCCAATCCAACTTATTATCAAGCAAACATAGAATCATCAGGAAGCTATATAGGAAGTAATACACTTTCGCTTGATGCTACTTATGATGCAACTTTTCAAGCAACTGTTGATATGATAGCAAACGATTTATACGATTTATTTGATAGTGGTAGAGGTGCTTCTTTATTTGATGACGCACCAGCACCTTTTGATGGTAATTCTGGCTCTCAATGTGATGCCTTTTTACAAGTTGGCTCTAGCACAAGTTCTTTAGATGCTATAACCACTTATCAAGACATATCTCAACAATCTACAATTAAAGGAAGATATTTTAAATTTAGATTGAAATTATTAAGTGGAGATAATAAAGCAAGACCTGAAGTTACTAAAATGCAAATTAAATTAGTAATGGAAAAAAGATTAGAAAGTGAAGAAGATGTTGCAAGTGGTGCTGGAGCAAAAGCAATAACTTATACAAATGCTTTTTATGCTTCTCCAGCAGTTGGTATTGCGGCACAAAATATGGCGACAGGAGATTATTATACAATTACAAGTAAAACAAAAACAGGATTTACAATAACTTTTTACAATAGTTCTGCTTCTGCTCAAAATAGAACTTTTGACTATGTAGCTAAAGGATATGGTTTGAAATCTTAATTGTAATAATGTAAAAATAGGAGTATAGGTAAATAAATATGAGTTCAGTTTCTGATTACAGTTTGGCAAATCAAGGGTTTAGTGCGTTTCGTACTGAACTTAATAATATATTAGGTGCAATTAACACGACTAATTTAGCAACTTCAGCACCATCAAGTTTAGCGGCTGGAAGTATGTGGGTAGATTCTAGTTCGGCTGGAACGCATACTGTTAAATATTACGATGGGTCAGACTCCATAACTTTATTTAATATTAATACTTCTGCAAACACAGTAGATTTTATAGACTCATCAGTTACAACAGAATTAGTTAATGACACTTCTCCACAACTCGGTGGAAATTTAGATACTAACTCACACAATATTATAATAGACGATGCCCATTTTATTTCTGATGAAAATAACAATGAACAAATTATATTTCAAACAACAGGGTCAGCAGTTAATGAATTAGAAGTTACAAATGCGGCAACAGGTAATCCACCTATTCTAGGAGCAAGTGGAGAAACAAATGTTGATTTACATATTAAACCAAAAGGCTCTGGAGAAACAATTATAGGTTCAGGTGGTGCGGCCGCTACTCTAACAACAAGTGGTACATACGATTTAGTTTTAGATACAAATAAAGGAACAAACTCTGGAAACATAACGATAACTGATGGAGCAAATGGTAATATTGATTTTACAACAAATGGAACTGGAGCAATCAAATTTAATGATTTAGCTTATATTCCTCAACAAGCATTAACTTCTTCTTCGAATGCAGTTGCGTGGGATGCCCAAGCCGCACCTAACGCATATCATCAGACATCAGAGAACACTACTTTATCTGCACCAAGTAATGCAGTAGAAGGTGCTTTTATTTGTATAGAAGTTAATTTTAACGGAAGTCATACTTTTTCGTGGAATGCAATATACCATTTTTCGGCTGATACTGCACCTACGACAACAGATACAGATGGCAAGACAGACATTTTTGTATTCAGGTACAATGGATCAATTTGGCAAGAAGTAGGTAGAACTTTAAACATACCAGAAAGTTAAAATATGTGGGCTTTAGTAGAAGATAACGCAATAGTAAAAATAATTAATAATCCAAAAGCTATGGTTATTGGCGATGTTCGTCATTCAAAAAATATCTTTTCTTCAAGATGGACTAACGAAGAAAGAGAAGCTATCGGACTTTATGAAATAATAACTGATTCATCTAATTTTAAAGATGAGAAGTGGTATATTAACACAAATGAATCTTATTCATTTACAGACGATCAAGTTACAAGGTCTTGGGGAACTGCAACACCAAAAGCAATAGCAGATAGTTTATGGACACAAGAAGATTCTGATAATGGAGATTTGCCTGACGATAAAGAAGTAGGTGATGTTAAAGTTAAAGGATTAAAAACTCTAAAAAAAGAAGTTATAAAACAACAAGCTAGTGGTTTATTAGCACCGACAGATTGGTATGTGATTAAAGCAACTGATGTAGCAGAATATAATGTTCCAAGTGCAGTATCAACTTTTAGATCAGATGTAAGAACAACATCAAACGAAATGGAAACTGCTATTGACAATGCAAGTGATGTAGATGCTTTAAAAGCATTATACGAATATACTGAGCAAGCTGATGGTTCTTACACAAGACCATTAGGAGAATTTCCAACATTGGAGATTTAATGATACCAATTTTATCAGGCAATGTAGCTTCAGCAACAGCTAGTACAGCTTTAGTTTCAAACTCTTGTAGGTTTAATAATGATGATAATGCTTATATGGGTAAAACTTCAGGATCAAATGGAACTTCAACAAGTGGAACTTTTAGCTGTTGGGTAAAAAGAGGAAATCTTGGAGTAACATCATCAATTATGTCACAAGTTGAAGATGGTAATAATTTTCTGATTTTAAGATTTACTTCTGGTGATGCTTTAGATTTAAGGTGGGCAGATGGTGGCTCAGGTACAGACGCAAATTTAACAACTACTCAAGTTTTTAGAGATCCTACTGCTTGGTTAAATATCGTTGTAAAATTTTTAACTTCTGATGGGAGTGGAAGTAATAGAGTAAAAATTTATATTAATGGAACTCAAGTAACTGACTTTTCTTCATCAGATTATCCAAATCAAAATGATCCTCTTTATGGAAATGTAAGTAGTGGAGTTTATAGGATAGGAGATAATGGTTTTGCCGCAACAGGAGAAGATTTTGATGGTTATATGGCAGAAGTTGTTTGGTTAGACGGTACATCAACAACACCAACTTCATTTGGAGAATTTGATTCTGACACGCCAACAATTTGGAAGCCGATAGATGTATCAGGATTATCTTTTGGTACGAATGGTTTTTATTTAGACTTTGAAGATAGTGGTAATTTAGGTAATGACGTTAATGGTGGAACGGATTTAACAGAAGTTAATCTAGCCGCAGTTGACCAATGCCAAGACACACCAATTAATAACTTTGCTACTTGGAATCCTTTATATCCATCAGGTTCTGTACTTTCACAAGGAAATACTGTTGGAGCAAATAATGCTGGTTCAGCTCCTCAATATATTTCAGGTATAAGTAGCTTAGGTATGCCTATAGATACAGGTACTTATTATTGTGAAATTAAATTAGTTAGTGAAAGTTCATCAGGCGAAAGCCTTATAGGAGTTGGTGGAGACGTTGAAACATTAAATTTAGCAGATCAAACCGAAAGTGGAACAGGATGGTTTGGATTAAGAAATGATAATGGCTTAAAATATTATAATACTGGTAGTGCAACCAGCCAACATAATGGTTTTTCTGCTGGAGATATTATGGGTTTAGCTTTTGACAGCACTAATAAAAAATTAACATTTTCTAAAAATGGTGGCTGGTGGAATGGAACAGGCACTTGGGGTGGAACATCTCCTGATTTTAGTACACATTATATAGATTGTTCTGGTGGAAGCTATGGAACATTTTATTTTTATGGTGCGGCAAGTAATGGTGCAAGTGTTACCTCTACTTGGGCGGCTAACTTTGGTAATGGTTCATTTGATGGAACAGCTATTAGTTCTGCTGGATCAAATGCAACAGGCCAAGATGGTTTATTTGAATATGATATGCCTTCTTCAAGCAAAGTTTTATCAACGAAAGGATTAAATAGTTAAAAATAAATAGGAATTAATTATGCCTTATACGACAATAGACAACCCAGAATTATATTTTCAGACAAAGGTTTATAGTGGAAATGGTAGTTCTGGTAATGCAATTACTTTAGATGGCTCTGAAAATATGCAACCAGATTTTGTCTGGATAAAAAATAGAGCAACTACTGGTTATCACACACTTTTTGATAGTGCAAGAGGAGTAGAAAAACCTTTATGGTCAAATGCTAATTCTACTGAAGGTTCTGATAGCAATACTTTAACTGCATTTGGAAGCGATGGATTTACTGTCGGTTCAGATGCGGCTGTTAATGGAAGTGGAAACAGTATAGTAGCTTGGTGCTGGAAAGAATCTGCAACTGCTGGAATGGACATAGCTTTATATAGTGGAAATGGAACTTCTGGAAATACTTTTTCACACTCCTTATCAGCTGTACCTCACCTAGTATTTTGCAAAATAAGAAATGCTGAAGTTGCTGATTGGTACACTTATAATGCGTCATTAGGTAATACTAAAAATATATATTTGAATACAACTGGAGCTGTAAGTACAAGTAATCTTTGGTGGAACGCAACCACTCCTACAAGTTCGGTTGTTACATTAGGAGATCAAACTGGAAATAATGGTAATGGTCGTAATTTTGTATCTTATTTATTTGCACCTAAAACTGGCTATAGCAAATTTTTTTCCTATCGTGGGAATGGTTCAAATTCAGGAACTTATGTCCATCTCGGATTCTCGCCAGCATTTATACTTATAAAAAAATCTAATGCTTCAGGTACTAGCTGGGTTATATTTGACAATAAAAGAAATACTTTTAATGAAAGAAGCAGAATTTTACAAGCAAATGATGAAGGAGCAGAAGAATCATCAACTAATAGAATTGATTTTACAGCATCAGGTTTTAAATTAAGAGGTACTTGGACAGTAATTAATAATTCTGGAGACACCTATATTGGTGCGGCTTTTGCAAGCCGACCACTCGTCAATTCAGAGGGTGTACCATCACAAGCAGAATAGGAGAAATTATGCAATTATCAAAACATTTTAAGTTAGAAGAATTTGAAAAGTCTATGACAGCAGTTCGTAAAGGAATTGAGAATAAAGCTGGAAGTGGAGAAATTAAAAACTTAACCGATTTATGTTATACAGTATTAGAACCTGTAAGAGCAAAGTTTGATAAACCTATTATTATTACTTCAGGCTTTCGTTCAGAAGAATTATGCGAAGCGATTGGATCAAAAAAAACAAGTCAACACGCAAAAGGACAAGCAGTTGATTTTGAAATAGCTGGAGTATCTAATCTTCAAGTAGCAGTATGGATAGAAGCTAATTGTGATTTTGACCAATTAATTCTTGAATATTGGACAGGAGAAGCTAATAGTGGTTGGATTCATTGTTCTTATGTAGAGGGATCAAATAGAAAACAAGTTCTTCGTTATGATGGAAAGACTTATGAAAATGGATTACCAGATATGAAATGGTCTGGTGGAAAGGTGGTAAATTAAATGCCAAGAGGAAAAGGAACTTATGGGTCTAAAAGAGGTAGACCAGCTAAGAAAAATAAAATGAATAAAAAAAAGAAGAAGAAGTAATGGCTAAAGCAAACGCTTTACAGAAAATAGAATCTCACGAAAAACTTTGTCGTATTATGCAAAAATTAACGCATAATAAAATTGAAGCGATAGAAGATAAAGTTAAACGATTAGAAAAAATTTTATTAATTTGCACAGGCTCATTAATTACTGCTATGGGATATGTAATTATGATTTTGCTTCAAGCTAGGGTCTAACACTTTACAAATATTAAAAAAACAAGTACAAGTATTAATTGTATGAGTTATAAATCAATTCTTTGCATTTCAGATTTACACATCCCATATCATCATCCACAAGCATTTGATTTTCTTAAAGCATTAAAAAAAAAAATTAATCCTGATTTAATTGTTAATGGTGGAGACGAATTAGATAAACACGCATTATCTTTTCACGATAGCGACCCTGATCTTCCAAGTGCTGGAGATGAATTAAGAATTAGCAAGAAATACATTTGGGAACTTAAAAAGATATTTCCTGAAATGTTAATATTGCACTCTAATCACTCATCATTAATTTATAGAAAAGCTTTAAAACACGGAATGCCAAAAGCTTATCTAAGATCATATAATGAATTTTTAGAAGTAGATCATAAATGGAAATGGGTTGATGAATTAAATCTTAAATTAATCGATGGCACAGAATGTTTTTTTACTCACGGAATGTCAGCAGATGGCTTAAAATTGGCTATGCAGTATGGGAAGAATGTATGTCAGTTCCATTTTCACTCAAAGTTTAATATTCAATATTTTAGCAACCCTGATAATTTAGTGTGGTCTTTACAATGTGGATGCCTGACGAAACAAAGTTCACTTGCCTTTGAATATTCAAAAAATTTTAGGTTAAGATTTGTAATAGGTACAGGAGCAATCATAAATGGACAACCTATGCTATATCCAATGATTTTAGACAAAAATGGTAAATGGATAGGAAAAATAGTATAAAACAGAACAAAAAGGGTACGATAAAGGCTCATAGAGGGCTTTTAAAGGCTACTCAGAGACAAATTGGGGGTCAGCATTATAAATTACCCATATCTCCTTTAAAATTTATCTTAGCCAATAAGCTTAACTTTATAGATGGTAATATTGTGAAATATGCAGTTAGAAGTAAGAATGGAGAAAGCTTAGAGGATAAGTATAATAAAATTATTCATTATGCAGAACTTGGTAAAGAATTATTGAAAAATAAAAAATAAGGAATATTAGGAATGAATGAAATTCACTTATTTAATTTATTCTATTCTTCTGATATATTGGATAACATTATTAATGCTAACAGGTGATATTTATTTATGATATTTGGTTTATTAAAAAATCCTTTAACAAAAATTGTTTTAAACAAAGCTACTGAACATTTTAAACATAAAGCTGAAAAGGTTAAAACTATAAGAGCCGCAGAAATAGAAGCCGCAAAAGATGTAGATATAACTAGAATTAAGAGCCAAGATAAAAGTTGGAAAGACGAAATATTAATGATTTGGCTTATATCAATGTTAAGTACAGGCTGGTTTGAAAGCACTAGAGCAAACTTTGAAGAATGGGTAAGGATAATCAACGATTTACCTGATAGTGTTTGGTATCTCGTAATCATCGTCTTCACAGCAACATTTTCTACTAAGATGACAGATAAGGTTTTAAACCGAAACAAAAAGAAGTAATATGTCCTGATGGACATAGATGCAGTAATTATAGAAGTAGAATTTCAATTAGAATCTGACTACAATCCTTATGGACATTTTGTTTGTTTAAGGTTTGTAGATCAAAGCCCAAATCATTCTAAACTCAAAAATCTTGTAAAGGATATGAGCCAATATCCTGATGTAAAACTTATTAATTACGAATTTAAAATAGAAAAGATTACAGAAGCAACAGACTTAAAAGATTTAGATATTACTAAACATTAAAGGCGACCCATACCCTCTCGGTTATGGGTCTATCTTTGAGGGAGCTTAAGATTCCCAAAGAATTTTATCCCTCTTGTTTTACAGCAAGAGTTAAATCTCTTTTTACTTCTGTTTGTCTAACAGATAAATAACGATCAAGATTATTATACATTAATTTTGCTTTTATTAATTGACCCTCTGCATAAGCATAACTATCAATAATTTTTTTATACTCAGGGTCTATTCTAGCTTTATGGTCAGCTTCAATAACAGTTTTAGTTTCTAATTTATATTTTAAGAATAATTTACTGAACATAGCTTTTCTAGCTTCATCAAGTACAATAGATTTTTCAGCCCACTCACTCCATTTGTTAGATGCTTCTGTCATCCTTTTATAAGCTTCTCTGCTATTTAAGTTCATTGTTTCCATTTGCTCTCCTTTTGTATTAAATATTTAAAAGATGTTGTTGTTGGGTCAAAATCAATTTTACTACAAGATACTAACAATACAAATACAATTACAGAAATAATAACAATTAAAATTTTATAAATTATATTTATATATTTTCTGTGTATTGGATAGTTAAATATAATCACGGATATTGTAACATCTCCTTTACATCATTTTTTAATCGTCTTATTTTTTTTTCATACTCTTTGATTTTTTCCATCATAAGCTTATCGGCTTCTTTTTTAGCATCTTCAACATCTTTTATATTTGATAATTTTAACTGATCTATTTCTTTTCTTAATTCTCCATTTAATATTCTGTGTTGGTTATTAATACTTCTTAAAGCAGTTATTTCAGCTTCTTTAGAATCTATAATATTTTTTAATGATTGTATTTCATCCATAGTTTTAACTTTTTTAAAGTGTTGAGCAGTAGAGAGAGAGAGAACTGCCCAACACATAACCTAAAAGTATTTGTTATGAAAAAAATATACTTTGACTGCTTACGCATTAAATTCTCTCTATCATAAAATTTATAAATATCATAACGAATCATTTGTATCTGATTTGCTTATAATCTCAAAATGTTAAAATATTCTACTATAACTTGTATCTAATGTTAAATAAGCTAGGTTTTAAGCCATTATTTTAGGGGTTGTAATTCAACCTTAAATATGATTAAAATAGGACATTATGAAAAAAACAAATAACCTAAAAAAAGGAGAGAAGATGATAACACTACAAATAAAAAGAAGTAAAGATTACAGAACTTCTTATTTGAATGGTAAAGAAGAAACTTTATCATTTAAAAATCCAACTGAACTTACAAATTATTTTATGAGAGAATTTTCAGCTTGGAAACCATACAATAAACTATACTGGGAAACTGAAGCTAAAAATTGGTTTGATACAAAAATTAATTGGAATCCTAGTTCTAACCCAAATCATAAAGATACATTATTTTATTTTGGTGGAGAGTTCTCAATTAAATTATTAAAGGAGAGAACATAATGAAAAAACCAATAACAAGTAAAGACTCATTAAAAGATATTGTAGTTCAAGCACTTAAAAAACAATTTAAGGCTACAAAAATTACAAATCTTTATTTAGATAAAAGTAAAGATATAGATGGAGATTTAGGAATAGATGGAACTGCTGGGTATCATTACACTATTTATGCAGATATTTATAAAGGTGTTAAAAAAAATGAATCTGGTAATAAAGTTTTTAATTACATAGGTAATTATTCTTTGAATATAAATAATCTTTTATCATTTGATACTTTAGATGAAAAAAAATATTATTTTCCAAATTTTATACCAAATGTTGTTCAGCTTGCACGACAAATAAATGAATCTGGTAATTAGGAAAAAAGGAGAGAGCATAATGAATACTTTTATTGAAAGCGATGGTGGGTATAGTAATACTTACTTTCCAAAAAGAAAAATTGGTAATTGTGTCCCAAGAGCAATAGCAAATGCTTTGGAAAAACCATATTTAGATGTTTGGAATGAACTTATGGATTTAGCAAAAGAATCAGGTTTGTTTCCAAATACAGAAAAATGTTATTCTGAATATCTTTCAAGGTATGGTTGGATAAAACAAAAACCTCAAAGAACTAAATCAGGTAAGTTACGAAAGTTAAAATATTTTGAGTGTAAAAATATTTGTGCAATAGTTCATACAAGAAAGCATTTAGTTTGTGTGAAAGATGGCAAAATATTAGATACTTGGAATCCCAGCAGATATAAAGCTGGTGCATATTGGATAAAGGAGAGCAAAAATGCCTAAATTAATATTATCAATTAACACTAGAAATAAGTCATTTAATTTGCTAGAAGAAGTGTATAAAGATTTTGGGGTTATATTTCATCCCAAAACACCTGTGGCAGAGGTGGAAAACTTTGTAAAGGAGAAACTAGATGCAAAAGCAAATAGTGAAACTTCAAGCGAAGTACGACAAGCAGATAGTGAGAGAACAAGACTTGTTGGAAAAGCTAAAGAAACTGAGGTTTCAAAAGAAACAAGTTGCTTGGAAGATGCACCAAATAAAATATCATCCAGCAACAGTATAAAGAGAGAGGATAAATAGTTATGAAAAACTTACTTTTAATCGCAACCCTTGTCTGCTTTTTAAATGGGTGTGCCTACAATCCAATAATTGATACTGCTGGAAAATCAGGAACTTTCAATACAGACCAAGCAAAAGAAATTACAAACGATTTACAACATTGTAAAACTATTGCAGATAATAATACCGACTTCATTGGTAATATTATTTATTGGATAGGAAGCCCTGAAGCTGAAACTGAACATCAATCAATATATCGTAAATGTCTAGTGAATCGTGGACACTCGATATTAAATTAATATGCCTAAACTAACAATACAAACAAAAAAATTAACTTACAAATGTGCTAGATGTTTTATTACAGAAACAGATAAATTAGCTTGGTTTGTAGGCAGTACCCTTTTCAACGAGTCATTACTCTGTCGGACTTGTTGGCAAGGTCAATTTAATAAATTGACAGAGAGAGAACGAAAGGAATGGGCTTTTTATGATAATAAAAAACCAAGATAAGATTGCAGAAATAAGTCATCTGATTCCACCTAACTTAAATATGTTTGGTGTGTCAGATCATCAAAACGATAAAGTTTTGAAAAAGATTTATGGTTTGCAATTAAAGAAGATGAGATTAATGCGTGGCTTAACTCAGACAAAAGTTGCCAAAGCAATTTCTGTTACATTTCAACAGATTCAGAAGTATGAAAAAGGAGTAAATTCTGTAAGTATTATGAATGAGTTGAAGTTAGCTGAATATTTAAAGTGTGATAGAAATTACTTTGTTCAGCCAATTACTGAGAATGGTTATAAATTTATAACAAAGAGAGAGAGGAATGGAAATGATAATCAAGAGTAAAGATAAACACGGAAACCAAATAGAGTTTAATCCTAAAGGTAGAGGAGCAAGATATACTGTAAATGGTTTAAAAAAAAAAGGTGTTACTACAATCATAAGTGAAAGATTTGGTAAAGGTGCTTTGATGTGGTGGAGTGAAAATTGTGTTTATGAAGCTATAAAACAGTTAATGAAACACAATAAAAAACCTGTGGATGAGATTCAGCAATTTGAAGATGATCTTAAATATAGGGTTAAAACAATAAAAGAAAGTGCTATGCACATTGGAACTAATTTTCACTCTTTAGCTGAGGATTATATTTTAGGTAAAGAAGTTATTACTCCAAACTCAGAGCCACTTAAAACTATGTTTGAAAAGTTTAAAAAGTTTTGGGATAGCAAAAAAATCAAAGTAGTTGAGACAGAAAAAACATATTACTCAAAAGAGTTAGATGTTTGTGGAACTCTTGATTGCCTTGTTAAGTATAAAGGTAAGATTGGAATATTAGATTTTAAAACATCTAAGGACTTTTATCCTGATATGCCAATTCAAATTCATACTTATAGAAAATTAGTGGAAGATTCTACTAATCTTAAAATCGAATTTTTAGCAGTTATAAATATTCCAAAAGAGCCTGTTAAAGATGTAGAGATGAGGATATTTCAGATTAAACCTAAATACCTAAAAGGTTTTAAAGCTTGTAAATATCTTAATAGTCTTGAAGAAGATTTTAAGCAAAGAAACTTGGAATATAATAAGCAAAGGAGCAACTAATGTACCAACAAAAACAAAAGCAACCATTTTGTGCTTTAACTTTATATCTAAATCCGACAGGAAATAAATCTCCTAAGTTTGAATATAAAGCTGATGCCAAAAGTTTATTTACTTGTAGCTTAACTAAACAAAAATATAAGTTATCACAAATAAATGAATGGTTTATGACAGAGGGAGTTCAAAACTTAGTTAAACAAGGTTATACAGGTAAATGGATGGCTAAGACTCAACAAATAGAAAATCCGAAACCATACGATAAAGGTGATTTTCAAATGGTTTTGAGTTTTATTATGATTAAACCTTATAAACCTCAACCTAATGTAGATGGTATGAAACCAATAGGTCAAACAATTCCACAATATAGAGAAATGCCAATGACAGAAGCACAACCATCTACACCTGAGTATGCAAAACCTGTAGAAAAAATGGATGATATGGATGACGAAATTCCATTTTAATAAACTAAAAGAAAAGCTAAGTATGTGGTCGCTATATAACAGAGAATATATAGTTGGCTTCATACTTGGTTTTATAATAGGAGCAATATTGTTATGAATAAAGATCAAGTTAAATTTTTAAAACACTCTAAATTAGTTAAAGATTCTTTAACTAAAGTACAAAATAATGGAGAAGAAGATGCAGTATTTGATGGATATAATGTACACGAAACATTGATTACTTGGGCATTATTAAATATCTCTACTAAAAAATTAAAAAAATTAATAGAGACAGGGAGACCATTATGAAAAAAAAATATATTATAACTAATAATTTGGAAGATATTAAAATTCAATATTTACCAAGTTGTCCATTAATAGTTTTAGCTTTGCAAATAAAAGCAAATACAACTACATCAATATTTGGTGGTGCATATACTTCTAGTGATTTAAATGACCCACTATTTGTATCTGAGGGAATGGGTATTGGTGGTCACTATGATTGTTGGAATTTTAATTTTAAGAGTAATTTATGAAAATTCAATTAGAACTAGATTACAAAGCACATAACTATACAGACACTAGCAAATCTGCTTTTAATAATAAAAAAGATAAACTGACAAAAAGAGAACAAGTTTATGAGTATATTAAAACTGAGTCATCAACTAATTATCAAATAGCTGATGAGTTAGAAATGCCATTATCTAGTGTATGTGCTAGATGCCGAGAGTTGCAGTTGTTAGGACTTATAGAAGATAGTGGTAAAAGACGAGAAACACCTTATGGTAAAACTGCGATAGTATGGCAAAGAAAAGACCAACAGTAGAAGAAAAAAAGTATATGAATGAGGTTTCTAACTATGGATGTATAGCTTGTGAAATAGATGGTAAAGTTTCTGTTCCTTGCGAGATACATCACATCAGAAAGCATACAGGAATGGGTCTAAGACCACCACACACTAAGATTCTTCCACTTTGTGCTTCACACCATAGGACAGGTAAAATATCAGTACATTTAGGTAAGAAAGCTTTTGAAGAAAAGTATGGTACTGAAGAATATTTAGAAAAAAAACTAAGAGAGAGGTTAGAAGAATGGAGAACAATATCAGGTATATTTTAAAGGAGAGAGAATGAGTAGAAAATCAGGGTATTTTATTTGCTATCGTAATATCTGGCAACATCCTGTGTTTAAAAACCTACTACAAGCGAGTTGTTGGATATATATGATAAGTTCAGCTAGTCATCAGGATAAGAATTTAAGATTTTTAGATAATACGATATTTGTTCGTAGAGGAGAGTTAATTATGCCTTTAAGAGTAAATGCTAAAAGATTTAAAATGACATATAGTGAAATGCGAACTTTCATACTAAGGCTTGTGCGTAGAGGAATGATAACCACAAGGGTTGCCCACTTACAGCCCACTAACGATCACAAGAACAGAAAAGTAACGATTATTAGTGTTGTAAATTATGACAAATTTCAGTATGTGGATAAAGAGCAACCACATACAGACCACATATCGCAACAAGGACTAAATAACAAACTTATAGAACAAACTAAATTAGGGTCTAACAAAGACAAGTTTGTGGATAATGGGTATAAAAAAATTGGAACTGAGGGTATGTATGACATTTTAATAAAAGATGGTAAAAAGTACCTTAAACATAAATACAAAGATGAGCCTATAAAAGATTATTAATGTTGGGATTACTCCGAATTTTCAAGTATGTCAGAAAAAGATTGATAAAATTGTCTATTGAAAATAAAATGCTTAAAACCCAGCTTGAATATTATAGAGCAGTATTAGAATCAATAGATAAAAAAAAACATTAATGGTTAAAAAGAAGTCAAAATTTAGACACATTTCAATAAATACAAAAAAATATTATTTCTTTGAGATTAAGTGGTGGGATATATTGGGAGATAGCGGTCATGCTGGAACAAAAGAATTTGATTTAATGAAACCAGCGTTAATGACTACAACAGGTTATGTTTATTCTAAAGATAAGAAACATTTAAAAACATTTGCTAGTTATGATGAGAACGAAGAAAGTTTTAGTGATAGAAATGTCTTTCCTATTGGTTGCATTAAGGAGTTAAAAAAGATAGAGATATAGGATTATGAAATCCGACATAAATAAGGCAGAAAAGAAGAAACAAATGGGCAGACCACAAAAGTCTATTGATGAAAAAGTATTAGCAAATTTAAGTCAAATAGGATGCACACAAGAAGAAATAGGTAGCATTGTTGGAATATC